GAGGCAGGACGGCACGGCATCAACCCTGCCGTCTGCCTTATAACTCCGCGGTGCAATTATGCCGGCGAGAAAATCGCCGAGTATGAGGGCGTCAGGTATGGAATCTACAGGACGTACATAGTGAGCGACGAGATCGAGCTATATCTGGAGAAAAAGGGAGGCGTTCATGAAGAAAGTAACAGTTGATGGACTCGCTGATGCCGTCATGGACATCCTCGATGAATACGACCGTGAAGCGGGCGCAGATGTGAAGAAAGTAGTCCGGAGAGTAGCGAACAAGTGCAAGAGAGACATATCGGCCGGAGCGCCGGAAGGTCCGGGTGGATACAAAAACAGCTGGGCCACAAAGCAGACGAAGCTGACGGATCATGCGATGGAGATCACGATCTACAGTAGAAAGCCTGGGCTTCCGCACCTGCTGGAGCACGGCCACGTCATGATTGCACACGGTAAAGTGCTGGGAACCGGAGGAGCACGTCCGCACATCGGAAGAGCAGAGCAGACCGCAAAGAAAAAATTGGAACAGGATATCAGGAGGGAACTGTCATGACGGAAAGAGAACTGTATGAACAGCTGCAGACAACAGGGCTGCCGGTCGCATACAGGACATTCGATGAGTCGAACGTCCCTGAGATGCCGTTCCTGGTCTATTTCTTTGAGAGAAGCAACAACTTTTCTGCAGACGGCCTCGTGCATCAGAAGATAGACCACTATCAGGTGCAGCTGTTCACGAAGAAGAAGGACCCGCAGACCGAAGCGCTGGTAGAAGCAGCGCTCGGCTTTACTTTTTGGCAGAAAGAAGAATTTGAGGAAGATGATGAGGCGTGCAGCCGCATCGTCTACGAAGTGGAGGTATAAAAGAAATGGCAGCAAAAGTCAAGTTTAACATCAAGAACGCACACTATGCGCCAAAGACTGAGAACGGATGGGGCAGCCCGGTAGCTCTTCCGGGGGCCATAAGTGCATCGCTTGAGCCTCAGGGAGAACTGACACCTTTCTATGCAGATGGAATCAAGTACTACATCTCTGGCGGTAACGGCGGATATGAAGGCGATGTGGAATTTGCACTGATCCCGGATGCGTTCAGGAAAGCTATCCTGGGAGAGACAGAGGATGCAAACCACGTGCTGTGGGAAGATGCAGATGCGACGCCGGTCGAGTTCGCGTTCGGATTCGACGTCGATACTGATGACGAAGATCCGATCAGGTTCTGGTTCTACAACTGCACAGCATCAAGACCGAAAGTTGAGGCTGAAACGAAGGAAGAAACAGTAGAACCGAAGACAGACACGATCACGATCTCCTGCGCTCCTGGATCAGACGGAAAAGTCAGAGCCAAGACAACAGAAGATACATCCGCATCTGTCAGAGCTGCGTGGTACACAGCAGTCTACACTTACGCGACAACTGCAACAGTATAAGGAGGCTACGGAATGGAAAAGACGGTTAAAATCGGCGAGAAAAAAATCAAACTGAAAACATCCGGGGCTCTGCCAAGGATCTACAGACTCTGGTTCAACAGGGACATCTTCAGAGACATCTCCCTGCTGGGGACCATTCAGGATCCTGACAAGCTCGAGGCAGAGTCAACGGCTGTTTTTGAGAATGTGGCGTATGCCATGGCCAAGCACGCAGATCCCGAAGGGATGCCGGACGATATCATCGAATGGCTGGGGAGCTTCGAAGATCCGAACACGATCTACAACATCATGGACGATGTGATAGAGCTCTGGAATGCGGAGAAAAAGGAAACAGCTCGGCCAAAAAAAGAATCAGAGAAATAGCGCGAGAGATGAATACCCCGCTGTTCATGCTGCGGTGTGTGCAGCTGGGTATTGCTATTTCTGATTTGGAACTTCTCTCAATAGGAATGATAAACGACATGTTTATCGAAAGACACAACGACGACTATGAGTATCCGATCATCGCCACAAAGGCGGACATCGATGCTCTGTAAAGGATAAAACATGGCAGGAAACATCAAAGGCTTGACAGTCGAGATCGGAGGCGACACTTCGAAACTGTCAAGAGCACTGACTCAACTGAATAGGCCGATCAACCAGATGCAGGGCGAGCTCAAGAGAGTGAGCCAGCTTCTGAAGCTGAATCCGGGCAATACTGCGCTCATCAAGCAGAAGTTCACGCTCCTCAGCTCCTCGATCGAAGAGACTGAAGGAAAGCTGAAAGAGATGCGTGCAGCACTGCAGAGAGCATCACAGTCCGGAGCAACAGAAAAGAACTCGGCCGGGTTCAGAAAACTGCAAAGAGAAATAGTACAAACGGAAGCGCGCCTGAAAGAGCTTGTAGCAGAGCAGGCGCGTTTTGCTGTACAAAGCAGCAGAATAGGCATCGCCGCAGCGAGGATGGAACAGTACGGCCAGAAGGCCACTTCAGCAGGTAATTCACTGCGCGGGCTGAGTATCGCGACGGGGTTGCTGGGCGGTATGGCTGTCAGGACGACAGCAGAGTTCGACTCTTCCATGTCGAAAGTACAGGCCGTATCCGGGGCAACAGGCGGAGAGTTCGACCTGCTGAGAGACAAGGCCCGGGAGATGGGCTCAAAAACAAAGTTTAGCGCGTCTGAAGCGGCTGAGGCCATGAACTACATGGCGATGGCCGGCTGGAAGACGAAGGACATGCTCTCCGGCATCGACGGCATCATGAACCTTGCGGCGGCATCCGGAGAAGACCTTGCGACGACGTCAGACATCGTCACGGACGGACTGACTGCGCTCGGTTACTCCGCAAAAGATGCAGGACGCATGGCAGACGTCATGGCGGCTGCATCATCCAACGCGAACACGAACGTCTCCATGATGGGAGAAACATTCAAATACGCGGCAGCGGTAGCCGGATCCATGGGGTACAGCATGGAAGATGTGGCACTGGCGACAGGGCTCATGGCAAACGCCGGCATCAAAGGCTCTCAGGCAGGTACCGCGCTCAGATCTACGATCTCAAGGATGGCAGCACCGACTAAGCAGGTCAGCGCAGCTATGAAGTCAATCGGCGTCGAGATGACGAATGCAGACGGATCAGCAAGACCATTCCGGGACGTCATGGTGGATCTGCGCAAAGGCATGGCGAACCTGACGGAGACCGAGAAGACACAGATCGCATCCACCATCGCGGGAAAGAATGCGATGTCCGGGTTCCTGTCGATCATAAACGCCAGTGATTCGGATTTCAATAAACTGGCCGACGCGATAGATAACTCCGACGGTGCAGCGCTCAAGATGGCAGAAACGATGCAGGACAACCTGGGCGGTCAGGTCACGATCCTGAAGTCACAGATGCAGGAACTGGCCATATCCGTAGGAGATACGCTCGTGCCGATGGCCAAGAAAGCAGTAAAGGCGGCACAGAACCTGACGAACTGGTTCAACAACCTGTCTGCCGGAGGAAAAGACGCAGCGGTCAAGATTGGACTGATGGCGGGGGCGGCAGGTCCGCTCCTTCTGGCAACGGGAGGTATGGCGAAAGCATTCAGCGGCAGCGTTAAGGCAATAGCATCGGCCAAGGGTGCGATCGCGGCGATGACGGTAGTTGAAGGAGAGGCAACAGTAGCGACGAAGCTCTTGGGCGCTGCACAGAAGGCAGTTCCATGGGTGGCAGCAGCTGCAGGCGCAGCACTGATCGCGAAAGCCATGGTAGATACCTACAAATCGACACATGAAGCGACGCTGAAAGTGCAGGAACATGCGAAAGCACGCCAGGAAGAGATCGACGCGATCAAAGGCGAAGCCAAGGAATCGGACTTCTATCTGCAGAAACTGAATGAACTGGCTGGCGTGGAAGATAAGACGAACGCGCAGAAGGAACTCATGCAGGCGTATGTGGACAAGCTGAACGGTTCCGTCAAAGATTTGAACCTCACATATGACGCAGAAAAAGACAAGCTGAATCAGACGACACAGGCTATCAGGGACAAGATCCAGGCGCAGAAAGAAGAAGCCATGGCGGCAGCCTATCAGAAGAATGCGAAGGCGGCGCTCGAAGAGTACGTCAAACAGCAGATGAAGGCGTCTGACGAGCAGAGGAATTATAACCAGCTCAAGGAGAGATGGAACAACCTGAGTGATTCTGAAAAGCAGACGAACGGACAGCTCCAGCAGTCGATGCAGGAGTCAAAGCGGAGACTCGATGATTACAACAATTCGATGTCTACGGCTCTGATAGATGCCACAAAGTGGCAGAACCAGGCAGCCAAAAACTCTGGAGCATGGAAACAGCTGACAGCAGACGCGAAGGCGGCAGGCATCCAGATCCCGCAGTCTGTCAAAGACGGAATCAATTCCGGCAAGTATGTGATACCGACGACGGTATCAGAACTGGAAGCGTTGATCAAGTTTGACAACGCTGCGAACCGCGCTGTAGGAGACGGAAAGAAAACATCAGACAACCTCGCGCAGGGCATGCGGGAAGGCACTGTAACAGCACAGCAAGCTGCACAGCAGCTGACGAATGCAGTCAAAGGTGAAACAGGGAAGACCCCGGGACAGACAAAGGCAGACGGAAAGAAAGCCGGTCAGAGCTTCAATCAGGGGCTGTCCGAACAGGCAGGCGGTGCGAAGACCGCAGGAAGCAAGGTCAAGGAATCTGCCAAGAGCGGCGCATCCGGAGGAAGCCTAAGTGGTCAAGGCCGGAGCATGGGTTCTACCTACGGTTCCGGAGTAAGCGGACAAAGCGGAGCTGCACAAAAGGCAGGTAAAGCACTGAAAGATATGGCCAAGAGCGGTGCATCCGGAGGATCACTGAGAAGCATCGGTAGATCTTTGGGTGATGGACTTGCAGCAGGACTGCGTGCAGCACTGGGTACCGTTAAATCAGCAGCAAACGCACTGGTAGCAGAAGCCAATAGGGCAGCAAAAGCGAAAGCGAAGATTCATTCACCGTCAAGATTATTCAGAGATGAAGTAGGTATGCCGATAGCGGAAGGCTTGGCAGCCGGAATGCAAAAGGGCACACCTTCTATTGAAGCGGCGTCAAAAAATATGATTACTGCGGCATCAAATACCGGTACGGCATCACTCACAGGTGGAGGGATGGCACAGATGAAAGAGAATATCAGTTCATCCTTCGACTATGCGCAGATCTACAGCGCAATGTCTGCTGCGGTTGGCCAGATGCAGTTCAAGATCATACTGAACGAGCGGGAGCTCGGACGCGGCATGCGAGGAATGGGGGTGAGCTTCGAGTGAGATTAGAATACGTCGGATCCGCTGGGACGATCGACTTCACACAGTACAACACACAGATCTACAAAGGCGGATTCCACAAATATGAATGGACGTACAAAGCGACAGCACAGGCTCTCGGCGTGATCATCGACCAGTTCACAAAGGAACCGCTGACGTATGAGATGACAATCGCAGCCAGAGGGAATCAGACAGCGAAAGAAAACAATCTGAATCGCATCCAGGAGATCACAGAACAGGATGTGGTCAACCTAACACCGGGAAAGCTCTACTGGAAAGACTGGTATATCGAATGCTATATCATCGCCTCTGAAACATACCCGTCAGAGGATTTCTTCGGTGCTGAGCGGGTGATGACGATACTCGCACCGTACCCGTTCTGGATCAAGGAAGTGTCGAAGGATTTCCTGCCGGTCAGCAGAAGCGAAGACAACGCCGGCGGGCTCAACTATCCGTATGACTACAATTACGACTACGCATTGGACATTCCGGGACAGTCCAGATGGAATGTGAATCACTATGCGGCGAGCGAGTTCCAGATGATGCTGTTCGGATACTGTCAGAACCCGAGGATCATGATCAATGATTATCCGTATCAGGTGTTTGACACCTGCGAAGAAGGGGAATATATCATCATCGATTCCAGAGCGAGGACTGTGACCAAACATCTGAACAATGGAGTGGTCAGGAACATATTTGACCTGAGAGCGAAAGAGAAGTCAGTCTTTGAAAAGATACCGGGAGGGAACCTTCTCGTGACCTGGGCAGGCACATTTGGCGTCAATATCAAACTGTTCACAGAGAGGAGTGAGCCGTCATGGTAATACTGACAGATCCTCTCGGCAAGGAAATCAGGGAGCTGACGACCAGCAAGGTAGACATCGATGTAGACAGCACAATGGACTTTGAACTGACGATACCGCTGGCAGGATATAAGACAGACATCGTAAAAAAAGGCCGTGTATTCGTGCCCGGGACAGAGTTCGGGGGCGTGATCAACGGCAGAAAGACAAACACAGCAGAAGAGACCGTCATCGTGAGAGGCAGGTCCTGGCGGGGATTTTTGGAAAAGAAAGTACTGAAGCCGCCGTCAGGGAGTGCATACAAAGTGATATCAGGAGAACTGAACACAGTGATCCGGGCATTACTGTCAGAAACAGGACTGACAGCGCTCTTTCAGGGATCCACGGAAGATACCGGCGTAACGGTCACAAACTACCAGTTCAACCGATATACGACCTTGCGAAAAGGACTCAAAAAGCTGCTGGCAAGTGTGGGATATCGGATGCAGCTGACATACATCCAGCAGGAAGGTGGTAATCCCGGCTATGTAAGGCTGGAAGCCGTTCCTGCAGTGGATTATTCAGAGACCATCGAAGTGTCACAGGACTCACAGATAGACTTCATCATCGAAGAGGCATCGTATCAGGTGAATCACCTGATCTGTCTGGGATCCGGAGAACTGGCACAGCGCATGGTGGTAGATCTGTATGTACAGGAAGACGGCACGATCGGTACAACACAGCACTACTTCGGGGAGGATGAGATCGAAGAGATCTACGACTACTCCTCAGTGGAAAGCGCTGAAGAACTGACGAAGCAGGGCACAGAAAAGCTCAGTGAATTGATGGACTATGTGCACATGAGCATGGACGTGGCCAAAATCGGCATCGACGTGGGCATTGGTGACATCGTGGGCGGCCGTGACTACATCACGGGGACAACGGCATCAAGGCCGGTCATGAACAAGATCTACGAGGAAGAAGACGGTCAAACAAAAGTCAATTACATTTTGGAAGGAGAAACAGAGGATGAAGATACTATTCAATGATCTCTCAGAACTTGAGGTGCAGGCGGTGACGAGAGACGGAGACCGTCTGGAGGTGAAGACGATCAATGCGGAACCTGCGCAGCTGCGGGAGATCTTCGAAGATCCTGCAAAGACAAGGAAGATGAAGCGGGTAGAGAACGGATCCGTGACAGAGACCTATGAAGGATACACACAGTTCTACTGTACATCCGAATATCCGGGCGTCATCTACGGAGTGGTCAACTACAAACCGGCTGCGACGCCTGAAGCGGAAGAAGAGATCCTGAAGTCTGCTGTGAAAGTGGCAAAGATCCAGGCGCAGGAGCTGACAGATGAAGAGGCACTCGATGTGCAGAATCTCTATCCGGAATGGGATGGATCCGGCAAAGAGTATGCTGCAGGCTTCAAAGTGAACTATGAAGAAACGCTGTACAAGTGTCTGCAGGCGCATACATCTCAGGAAGGATGGGATCCGGAAGATGCGCCGAGTCTCTGGACAAAAGTGCTGAATCCTGACCCGGGTGTCATTCCGGAATGGGAGCAGCCATCCAGTACGAATCCATACATGACAGGGGACAAAGTAAGGCATAACGAGAAAATTTGGGAGTCTCTTGTCGACAACAATGTATGGGAACCGGGTGTCGCAGGAACTGAGGCACTATGGAAGGAGGTGTCATAATTGGCGAATCTGATTACATCGGCGCAGAATGAGGCACACGTCACGCCGTTGCAGGACAGCCTCTGGCATCGGGCGATGGTCGGCATTGGATCATGCGTCTTTACGCAGGGTGAGAACCTTGCACTGCAGGTCATGTCGAATACCAAGGTCAGGATCAAGTCCGGCACAGGGATGCTTCAGGGCAGATTCTTCTGCATTGATCCGAACACCTACGATGAAGTAGACATCGACAGCGGAGCACAGGGGATGAACCGCATCGATCTGATCTGTGCGAAGATCACACAGAACCAGAACGGGACACAGTCCTTCAGCTGGGAAGTGATCAAAGGAACCAGCACCGACGGGACACCAACTGTTCCGGATTACACAGAAGGAAGTCTGGACGATGGCGATGCTGTGGGAAGAATGGCCCTTGCGACAGTAACGCTGACAGGAATCGAAATCACGGAGACGGCAATCGTGGCCGACGTGATGATAGACGACTGCAGCATGACAGAAGCAGAGTATGACGAACTGGCAGCTCTGCTGGGGATAACAGAGTAGGAAGGAGGGCAAAGCATGAAAGTAATGAAAAATCTGCTTGAAAAGATTAGCAGATTAACAATTGGGTCAGTTGCGAAAACCTTTACTTGTGGGGTCGCATCGTTTACGGAAGTTTCTGTTGACCTTCCATCAAATGCCATTGCAATTAGTGCCGTATATTTGTCAGGCACCGGCTCTGCGCTGCTTGATTTGTATGGAGTAAAAAAGAGCGGGAACACAGCCCTTATAAGAGTGGCACATAGAGGCACAGGAAGCGGGTCTGTCACATGTCAGGCTGAAGTGCAATACCTCACATGGGGGGGTACTGCATAACCTCATTTATGTCAACCGTGCTTTCCGCCATCTCTTCATTCGTGAGGAGGTGGTCGCATGAGCAAGGCATCAAAGAATATATTGCAGTACATTGCGAACCTCACCAGCACGAAAGGACTGAACAGCGTAGACCTGCAGAAACTTCCGGTTATGGTGGAAAACACATCGTTCAATTCACCGGAAGGGACCGGGGTCTGGTATGTGAGCGGAAATGTGGGGGGTTCGCCAACATCGGGCACACCGGTTTATGGGATGCTCTTTCAGATGCGCTCGCCGTACAGTATGCATCCGCAGACAAATCAGGCGGTATATACTCAACTATTCATAAACTACAACGGGAAGGTATTTTCGAGAGCGTTCAACAACGGTTCGTGGTCGGGCTGGGCGACAATCAAGTAGCCCTCGAAAGGGGGTGTTGTTAATGAAGAAGATAACAACACTCCTTAGGACTGAAGCGACAAAGAGCAAAGTGCTGTTTTATGACGCCAGCCCAAGCATGGGGAATTCGCCAACACTAACAGAGCCGATAACCAATTTTGATGTGCTTGATGTTTACCTTGTTGACAATGACGGAGACCACGGATTCGTTAGTGTTCCTACAAATGTGAGCCAGTTTATTGCAACAATTACAAAAGGCTCTGCTGGGAACAGCGAGGTGTATATAAAATCCTCAATGTATTATGTGCAAACGGGCACAAACACCCTTCAATACAACTCATCGGGCAGACATATACAAGGATATTTTTCTGCAAGTGCGCAATCGGTGGCAAATATTGCGTGTATTGCAATTAAAGCGGTTGTTGGACGGAAATTGGGGGGGTAGTCAGTAGACTACTTAACCTGCTCGCTCCTGAAAGGGGGTGGGCACTGTGAAAAGGATCAATGATGTTTTGGAAAGGTTAGCGGGTAGCTATGAACTGATATGGTCAAACTCAAATGGAATTAATAATCAAACATCAATAGCTGGCGACAACTTTGACGTATTATTATCAAAGCCAGTAAGCAATTTTGTTGGTGTGCTGGTTGAATTCAGAGCCGTGTATAATAACGGACAAAGAGTATATGCAAATACATTTTTCGGAGCGGCTAGTATGTATGGAGTTGCGTATTCGTTTGCACAAACAGGGAATCCAATGATGCTGTTCAGACGTGAATTCTGGCCTCTTGATAACAACACATTCCGCTTTACTGCTTGCACAAGAATATCGTCCAATGCGGCGAATGTAGTCGGACAGGACACAGGATGTCTCGTCCCGCTGCGCATTTGGGGAATCAAAAAATCAAAATAAAGAAAGGGAAAAAGAAATGAATTTTGGGACAAAGCTAAGGACCGTACTGGCGGTGGCAACATCGCTCAACACGGCACTGATGGCAACAGATCTGACAGGATTCAACAATCATACAGTGGACATCATCTATAAGGTGGTGTCCATTGTTTTGAATTTCGTGATCGTTGCATGTGTAACATACTACAACAATGACTATACAGAAATCGCCTGTGAGCACACCGGGGAGATGAGAGCAAAGAAAGCAGAAGCTACAGGCGAAATTAATGGCGAGTACTTTTACAGCGATGAGGAGGTAGAAGATGAATCCGAAGATTTATAGACAGGCCGACTCGCGCTGGGGGTCTCTTCCGTATCCGACAAAAGCATACAAGTTTGCATCCAACGGTTGCGGATGCTGCGCAGTCACGCACTGTGCAATCGAGCTGACAAAATACTGGAACTTTACTCCAGCGGACGTGAGAAAGTTCATGGTGCAGTTTGCTACGAAGGGACACGGAACACTCTGGGCCGGCATCTCCAAGGGGCTGGTCAATTATGGCTATACAGTCCACTGGAGATCAGCAGATTCAATGTCTGATATTTTCAAGGTTATCGAAGCATCACCAATCAAGCGTGGAGTTCTTTTAATGGGTTCTTCCAGAGGCGGTTCTAAACGGATTGTGTGGACGAATTCTGGCCACTATATCTGTTTTGTTGATTGGAAATACGAGGACGGTGACTACTGGTTCTACATCAAGGATTCTGGCGGTAGATGGAAAGACGGCAAAAGAGATGGTTGGTTCTCATACAAGCAACATCTCAAGGGCGACGTTCGCCAGGTATGGATCTGCACATCGACCAAGGAATCACAGAAGCCGGCAGGCAAGTATAGCGGGACGATTCCTTCGCCGACACTCAAGAAGGGTAGCACAGGAACCGGTGTAAAGAACTGGCAGAAGTTCCTGAACTGGTATGGAGCATATGGCCTCATTGATGATGGGAAGTTTGGAAGTCTCACGAAAGAAGCAACAAAAGCATTCCAGACAGCTAATGGTTTGACACCGGATGGTATTGTTGGGCCGAAAACAATAGAAAAGGCAAAGGCATTCAAATGAGCAAAGTGATAACAGCATTACTAATTATTGGCGGGCTGGCGTTTAGCTGGCTCGCCATGAACGAAGTGGCATATAGGAACAAGTACTGGAGGGGGAAACCATGATCGGGAACATTTTGCTCGGTCTCCTTGGAGGCGGGAACCTGGTCTTGTTTATCAAGTTTCTGGTAGAGAGACACGATCGAAAGAAAGAAATGGCAGAAGAAAAAGAACAAGAAGGAATAAGGAACAAACTTCTCGTATTGGAAAAAGACGGACTGAGGACACAGTTGCTGCTGCTGATCCTGATTAGACCGAACGAGCAAACGGAGATACTTCGAGTCGCAGAATATTACTTCAGCGTGTTGCAAGGAAACTGGTACATGACCAGCATATTCAACAACTGGCTAAAAAACAATGAAATAGCAGAACCGGAATGGTTTGATAGTAAGGAGTAAAAAATGTATCAAGCAACCACACCGAAACACACATTCAAACTGCCCATCGAGACAGACACATGTACAGTGATCAGAGTCTCGTATAAGCAAGACGATAAGATGATTATAAAAAAGAAGCAAGACGGCAAGCAGTCGGATGGGATGACGCTGGATGGATATAATGTGATTATCAAACTGTCACAGGAAGAAACATTGATGTTTTCCACAAAGAAACCGGTGACCGTTCAAATCAGAGCGAAAACAGAAGATGGAGATGTATATTCATCGCAGCAGTGGAATCTTGGTGTCGATGAAAATCAGGACAAGGAGATACTGTGATGAAAGCAGATTTTGATCAATCACTTGATTTTGATGTGGGACTGGAAACAGAAGAAAGCGAAGCATCGATCGAGCTGGATCAGGACATCGAAGTGGAATTTGACAATGCGAGATTCATGCTTGTAGATCTGAAAATAGAAGAAGACTTCAAATGCGACTTCGGGACCGGAATATCTTCCGGAGACTACGAAGGAGCATATGAGGTGACGCCGACAGCAAGCGAGCAGACGCTGCCGACGGAAAACAAGACGATGGAAAGGAATGTGACCGTGCACGCAACGCCGTACAGTGAAGTGTCGAACGAATACGGCGGAACGACGGTCACTATTTTGTAAGGAGGACATTATGGCAAGAAATAAGGTCGTTTACCACGGCGATACGCTGATAGATCTAACCGGCGATACTGTCGAGGCCGATAAGGTGCTGGCCGGATATTCGTTCCACGACAGAACCGGAGCGATCGAAGAAGGCGAATGTACTTATGATGCTGACACATCAGATGCAGACGCCGCAGCCAGTGAGATCTTGGCCAATAAGAGTGCGTATGTCAACGGGTCGAAGGTGAATGGTTCCATGAACAACAGAGGCTCATGGAACGACACCATAGATAACAAGGACGACGAGATCACAATACCGGTAGGTTTCCACGACGGGTCCGGATCCGTCAAGCTGGCAGCCGCTGAAAAGCTGAAGCTGATCGCAGCGAACATCAAAGCTGGCATTGTCTTGTTAGGTGTAACCGGAACGTACACTGGCGAAGGCGTCAGCGCACAGGCGAAGAACGCAACGCCGTCAGCATCACAGCAGGTGATCGTTCCTGATCAGGGCTATGACTATCTGTCTCAGGTTACTGTAGAGGCGATCCCGTACACAGAGACGCTGAACTCTGCCGGCGGATATACCGTTACGATAGGATAATGACATGGCAAGGAACAAGGTAGTATACAACAATCAGACGCTGATAGATATATCGGATACAACAGCAGAAGCTGCAGATGTTGCCTCCGGAAAGTATTTCTACGACAAAGCCGGAGTGAAGACACAAGGCACAGCTTCCGGGGGTGGCGGTTCGTCAAAGAATGTTCAGGTGGCACAGTCGACAACAAGAGCAACGTCATCGTCCTATACGAAAGTTATCAGCCTGACTTGCGAAGTCAGCGGAACGTATGATGTGTACTGGACAACATTCAGAACGTCGACATCCGGAACATGGGGTTCGCAGTTGTATCTGGACAATACGGCCCACGGTTCTGCACAGACAGGCTCATGGTCGAACCACATTCAGAACATACATCTGACTAATGTACAGATTGAAGCTGGAGAAGAAGTAGCAGTCAGAGTGAGATCAAGAGGAAGCAATTACTACGGCTACGTCGGAAATCTGATTATTGA